GAATAATCGCCTTTACTGCACATTTGTTCCCGAAGAAAATATTGAAAGTACTATTGATAAGATAAGAGGATCTTATTCTATACTATTCAATAAAATTTTTGTCCTAGAAAGCTTGGATGGGGAAAAAATCATGCTTACATATAATGTAGACATGGGTAATTCAAGTAGCGAGTTTTTAGTAAATAATACAATATTAGTACATAGAAAAAAACAAACAAACACTCTTTACACAATAAATGCTTTAAATGAATTGATAAAGAGTTTGAATAATGGTTATTTAGATAAGTCATACACAGTAAATTGGAACGATTACAGAAATTGTATCCTATTAATACAAACCGACGGTTACAAACGTGTAGACACTAAAGTAAGAGATATAATAAACATCTCTTAAAATTCCCCAAAATAAACTTGGTTTAGCCAAATAACTTTTGTATATTTACATAAAGTAAAAACAATTAACCCTTTTTAATAATAAAAATTCTAATTATGAATTTAGATGAAATCAAAAATCGTTTAGCAAGCCTAAACAACAAAGGTGGTGGTAAGAAAACAGATTATGCTGCAAATTTCTGGAAGCCAAAAGAAGGTACAAAATCACAAGTGCGTATTGTACCATACAAGCACAACAAAGACTTTCCATTTAGTGAATTATATTTCTACTTTGGTATTGGTAAACCTCGTATGTTAGCATTGTCTAATTTCGATACAACGGACCCAATTTTAGAATTTGCCACTAAATTGCGCAAAACAGGTGATCAAACCAACATGGATTTAGCGAAAAAATTATTTCCTAAACTTCGTGTTTTCGCACCCGTTTATGTTCGTGGTGAAGAAGACAAAGGTGTTCGCTTTTGGGAATTTGGTAAAATGGTCTATCAAGAATTACTTGGTGTAATGGCTGATGAAGATTATGGCGATATTACAGATGTTGCAAGTGGTCGTGATATTACAGTTGAAGTAATTCCAGCTAAAGAAACTGGTAAAATGTTTAATACAACAACAGTTCGTGTTAAACCTAATCAAACACCCTTAGAAGCAGAAGCATCTACAGTTGAGTCACTTTTAGACACACAAAAAGAAATCATTGGTTTGTATAAAAGATACGAATTTGATGAAATGAAAGATATTTTACAAGGATGGTTGAAGCCAGCTGACGAAGATGGTGGAAAAGAAACCGAAAAAGTAGAGTCTAAAGGTAAAGTAGACATCAATAAAAAATTAGATAATCTTTTTGATTAATGGCTAAGAAAAAAGCAGAATCGAACAGAGATGAACTAACAGGACTACTTGCTGCATCACTTAACAAAAAGTTTAGCAAGACACACCATAAAGTTGCTTATTTTCTAGATGGTAGTGAAGACTCACCAACAGATGTAAACGACTGGGTGTCCACAGGATCCACAGTATTAGATTTGGCTATTTCAAATCGCCCTAATGGTGGTTTTCCAGTGTCCAAGATCGTTGAGATAACTGGATTAGAACAGAGTGGTAAATCCCTATTAGCATCTCATATTATTGCTAACACCCAAAAGAAGGGTGGTATCGCAATATATATTGATACTGAATCTTCTTTAAATGCACAATTCCTACAAGCAATTGGGGTTGATGTTGAAAAAATGGTTTATCTTCCTCTCGAAACAGTAGAAGACATTTTTGATGCAATTGAAAATGTAATTTCACAAGTTAGAGAAAATAATCCAGACAAACTAGTCACAATTGTAGTAGATTCAGTTGCAGCGGCAACAACCAAAATTGAATCAGCAGCCGACTTTGAGAAAGATGGTTACGCCACACAAAAGGCAATCATTTTATCAAAAGCAATGCGTAAAATTACTAACTTAATTGGTAAAGAAAAAATACTATTAGTATTTACAAACCAACTAAGACAGAAATTAGGAGCAATGCCCTTTGCAGATCAATATACAACTTCGGGGGGTAAAGCCTTACAATTTCACGCCTCAGTGCGTTTACGTCTTAAACAAGTAGGTAAACTCAAAGAAAAAATCAACGGTGTAGAAGAAATTGTTGGTTCTGAAGTAGAAGTTGCAGTTGTTAAGAACAGAATGGGACCACCAAACCGAAAAGTTAGATATAACATCTATTACAGACAAGGTATTGATGATTATGGTGGATGGTTAAAATTGATGAAAAACTACAAAGTAGTTAAACAATCAGGTCCTATTTGTAAATACACAGACACAGCTACAGGAGAAATTATTTCATTTTATGGTAAAGAATTACAACAATTGTGTGAGGAAAGACCAGAAGTAAAAGAACAAATGTATAAAGACACTTGTGATTCATATGTTATGAAA